TCGATCCGCAGGCCGTTGTTCTTGGCGAAGCGGACGCAGTCCGCGTAGGTGTCGAAGATAAAACCTGTGGGCATATCGATCTCCATCACGAATCAGTCCCCGGAGGGTGTCCCACTTCTATCGGAAGTTTCTTCCTATGTCAACTTGGCCGCAAAACTGCTAATTTCAGCAGGTCAGGGAGGGCCATTGACATGAAGCGAGACCTTGCCGAAGCTGTCGCTCTCGGCGTTTGCACGTTCAACTATGACAATTCGGATGGAGAGAAGCCGCCGCAACCGTCAGATCCCTGCGAGGAGATCTGCCCCTATTGCCGGCAGCAAGCCGAGTTTCTTCTGAAGATCATCGCAGCTTTCGATATGGAGAAAGATCATCATGGCGCAGATCAACAACAACCAGCTGAAGGCCTTCATCGAGCGAATTGAGCGCCTCGAAGATGAGAAGGCCGCCATCTCTGGCGACATCAAGGATGTCTACGCCGAGGCGAAGGGCGTCGGCTTCGACCCCAAGATCATGAAGAAGGCCGTAGCCCTGCGGAAGCAGGACAAAGCCAAGCGCGACGAAGAGAAGACGATCCTCCAGCTCTACATGGAGGCGCTCGGCGACTTCGTCGACACGCCGCTCGGCAAGGCCGCCGTCGAGGCCGCCACTGCGGATTTCGACTAATGCGCGCGCTGGTCGCCGCATTCGCGCTGCTTGTCGGGGCGTCGTCTTTGACGTTCATCGAGCGGCCGTGTCGCGCGCCGATCAGGATGCGTCCGGCCGCCGCGTTGTCTTTCGACGACGTGGCGTTGCCGGCCTTCCTGCAAGCGCATAATTTGAGAGCGACTGGTTGCTCTTTGTGATCCTCGCCTACTGCGTTTCGGCAGCGGCAATATCGTGGGCCATGAGGGGGTAAATTGGCGAAGAAAGAACAGCAGAAAGAGGCCGGGCCAAGGGGCGCAGGTCGTCCAAGCGTTTACTCTGAGGAAGTTGCCGATGAGATTTGCGAGCGGATGATCGAAGGCGAAGAGCTGGTGAAAATCTGCAAGGATGACTGGATGCCTGCGCGGTCGACCGTTTATCGGTGGATGGCGAACGACGACGTTTTTAGGACACGAATCGCATGCGCGCGCGAAGGTCTTGCTGATCACGTTGCAAACGAGATCGCCAATATATCGGCGTCATGCACCGACGCAACGGCTAACGCTGATCGCGTCAAGTTGGCTGCGCTTCAGTGGCGCGCGTCCAAGTTGGCTCCGAGAAAATACAGCGACAAGCATATTACTGAGATCTCCGGGCCGAACGGCAATCCAATCGAAATACAGTCGAAGGTGATCGACGTTAGCACTTTGGATGCTGAAAGGCGTCAGAAGATACGCGAGGCGCTTTTGGCTTTGAAAGAAGGGAATGGATCATGAGCGCAGAATTAGATGTTGAAACGCAAGAGATGCAGCATGAGACGCAGCGCGTGACGAACGCGTTTCTGTCGGTGCTGTCGCGGAATCAGAACACGCGCGGCGCGGCGATCGGCGCCTGTGTGTCGATCATCGGCTTCTCGATCAATCAGGCTTGTCCGGATCTCGACGAGGCGATGTATCAGGTCGATCTGATCGCCGACGAGCTGCGACGCGTCGTCGCCGGCATGCACGACAGGCATCGGGCGATGGTCGAGGGGCAGGGCATGGAGGGCTTGGCGTGACCGAGGACGACAAGGGTTACGTCCTCGCCGAAAAGGTCGGCGACATCATCAACGACGGAGACTATACCGTCGACGAGGTGGCGCAGGCCCTGACGTTCATCATCGGCAGCTGCGTCAGCGAGCCGCCGCATGACACGAAGACCTACGGCATGCGCCTGCAAGAGATCCTGCGCAGCATCGACGCCTCGCGCCGGGCGCATCTGAAGGAGCAGGGCGTCGAGGCGCAGCACGCTTTCGCCGATCTGGTCCGGACGCATTGACGCTTGACCGGACAATTTGTCTGGTCTAAAACTCTGGATCAGGCGCTTATGCCTGATTCGGAGACCTATTGATATGAACCCCATCGAAGCCGCCGTCGCTCCCCTCAAGGACCAAGCCATCGCCCGCGCCGAGCAGGACGCCAGCGCGATTGTCGCCCGCCGCCTCAAGGCCCTCGAAGAGGCCGGCTGGGATCTCGACGTCGCCGCTCCCTATCCCAACAGCCGCAAGCACGGCGATCGTGAATACAAGACGATGCTGCGCTACCGCGAATCGCTGGAAAGCGTGAGCCGCACGTATATCGATCCGGAAGCCAGCCCCTACCACTATCGCCGCCGCGGCGAGCCGCTCATCGTCGAGGCCGATCTCGCCAAGATCGATCGCTTCATCGAGCTGTCCAAGAAGATGGCCGCCGATCAATACATCCTCTTCGTCATGAAGCTCTGCAAGAAGATCGGCGACTGCGACAGCGCTGCGCTGGAGGGCTCGCATGTTTGGGGGCATTCGATCCTGACCGTCGCCAAGGGCGACAAGATCGAGCGCTGGAAGACCCAGCAGATCGTCAATTGTTCGGTCCACGGGCTGCTGTTCAACCAGTGGCCGACGAGGAAGGTCAAGTGAGGGGCCCGGACCTGCGGGAGGCGCGCCGGCTCCTCTCCCTCACCCAGATCCGGCTCGCCGAGCTGCTCGACGTCGACTCCCGATCGGTCAGCCGATGGGAGGTCAGCGATCGGCCGGTCCCGCGGCATGTCGAGCTGATCATCTCGATTTTGCTTTCGGTTCCGGCCGCGCGTCGCCATATTGGTTTGGAGGAGGATCTATGACCCTGCACGCCAAGATCGACGGCGAGTTGATCGACATCGACGGCACGCTCGACGCCCTCGACAAGGCCGACGCCGAAGAGTCGCTTGCCGCATTCGTGCGGCAGGCGTGGCACGTCATCGAGCCCGGCCAGCCTTACGTCCACGGCTGGCATATCGATTTCATCTGCATGCACCTCGAAGCCATCACAGATGGCGAGACGATCGACGACGACACCTTCTACAACCGGCTGCTGATCAACGTGCCGCCGGGCGCCATGAAGTCGCTGCTCACCTCGGTCTTCTGGCCGGCGTGGTGGTGGGGCCCGCGCAACGAGCCGCACAAGCGCTTCCTCTGCGCATCGCACAGTCAATCCCTCGCCATCCGCGATTCGACCAAGATGCGACGCCTGATTGTTTCGGATTGGTATCAAAAGCGCTGGGGCGACCGCGTGCAGCTCACGGGAGATCAAAATGCAAAAACGAAATTCGAGACGACTGCGACAGGCTTTCGCGAGGCGGTTGCGGCGGGTTCTATCACAGGCTCGCGCGGCGACGTCGTCATCATCGACGACCCCCACAGTGTCGAAGGCGCCGCCTCTGACGCCATGCGACAGTCCACAATTGAGTGGTTCACGGAAGCAGTTCCTACTCGACTTAATAATCCAGAGGCATCTGCTATCGTGGTGATCATGCAGAGGCTGCATGAGGAAGACGTCTCCGGCGTCATCATCTCGCGCAACCTCGGCTACGATCACATCATGCTGCCCATGCGCTATGACCCGGGCCGCTCCAAGCCGACCCTGCTCGGGCTGGAGGATCCGCGCAAGGAGGAGGGCGAGCTGCTGTTCCCGGCCCGCTTCTCCGCCGCTGTCGTCGATCGAGACGAGCGCGTCATGGGCCCATACGCCACCGCCGGCCAGTTCCAGCAGAGCCCCGAGCCGCGTGGCGGCGGCATCATCAAGCGCGATTGGTGGATGAAGTGGGAGCGGCCGTCCTATCCCAAGTTCGATTACATCGTCGCCGCGCTCGACACAGCTTACACGCTAAAGGAGGAGAACGACCCGAGCGCCATGACGATCTGGGGCGTCTGGACCGGCGGCGAGCAGACAGCGCAGGTTACGCGTTCCGTAAATCGTTATGACGAAGCGATGGCGATGGTTGAGCGCACCTACACGCAAGAGCATCCGCGGGCGATGCTCATCTATGCGTGGAGCGAGCGCTTGGAGCTGCATGACCTCGTCGAGCGCGTGCGCGATTGCGTCGGCCAGTATGGCGTCGATCACCTGCTGATCGAGAACAAGGCCGCCGGCCACAGCGTCGCGCAGGAGCTGCGCCGGATCTACGGCTATGACGACTTCGGCGTTCAGCTCGTCGACCCGAAGAACGCCGACAAGGTCGCGCGCCTCTACAGCGTGCAGCACTTGTTTGCCGACGGTCTGGTCTATGCGCCGGAGCGCACATGGGCCGAGACCGTCATCAATCAGGTCTCGCAATTTCCCAAGGGTAAGCACGACGACCTTGTCGACACGCTCAGCATGGCGATGAAGTATCTGCGCGAGTCCGGGCTGATTGTTCGCAACAGCGAGTGGACGACCGAGCTGGACGCCACGCGCGCGCATCACGGCTCGGAGGAGCCGCTCTATCCAATCTGATCAGGGGATTGATATGCCATATCCAAAGGAAAGGCGGGTCGTCCATCCGCTTGTCGCCGAATTGAAGCAAGAGCGCTTGCGGCGCGGCCTGTCTCTGGTCAAGCTGCAACAGATGACCGGCTACACGAATCAGCACTTGTGGCAGATCGAGGTCGGCCAGCAGGGCGTGCGAGTTGACGTTTTGGACAACATCGCTCATGCGCTGGGAATGAAATTGAGATTGGATCGAGATGATGACTGAAGACATCGTGAAGCGGCTGCGTGAAGGAACAGACGACGAAATAGCAGCCGACAATTGGATGCACGAAGCCGCCGACGAAATCGAACGCCTTTGCGCCGAACTCGCCGCCGCTCATGGCAACGCAGACGATAACTACAAGAAGCTGATGGAAGCCCGCGCCGAACTCGCCAAGGAGCGGGAGCGGGCTGATGCTCATTACCGTGCGCTCGAAAATGTAACCGCCAAGAATGAGCGCCTGCGCGCCGAGCGTGACGCCCTGCTCGCGTTGCTGCGCTCTGCGGTGATGCAGTTGCCGGAACATAGACGCGCACGATTTGAAGACGCGCTGAAAGGAGACGGGGATGAGTGACGTGATGC